TACAAACCACAAAAATTGTATTGCTATTCAAAACCGAATGTCATGGAAGGACATAAGTATTCAGATGATGTGGCAATATGTTACGCAGATTCACTTAAAGATGCGATGAGTAAATTTAATAGGCTTTACGATTTGAGTTTGTTAGTGGGTAATGTCAAAGAAGTCAGATTCAATGATTTTGGTATATATATTGCCACAGATTACTAGAAAAATTCTTTTCTTTGGAAAACTAGGAGGTTTACAGATGGAAATGTTAAAAGAATATTCAGAAAAATACGGATTAAAAGAAGTGGTAAATGATTATGGAGAGCATCGCCATACAAGCGATAGAAGTATTGTATTTCCGAATGGATGGGTTGCTTCTATTGTAGAAAATAATGGTGTTGATACATATAAACCAAACGGAGAACACATAAAAGAATTTAAGTCGAATAAGAACTATTCTGTTGCGATGTGTGATTACAATGGATACTTCGATTGGGATATTCTTAATCAATTTGGAGCAATTGATGGATGTATTTATTGTGACACAGAACTTGAACTACTGGTTGCTTGTGAGACAATCAGGAGATTATAGAATGGTGTGCTTTTTTGGATTGTGAGGTGAAAAGATGAGTATTGTGTTATTCGCAATGATTGGAGCTGCCATAAAAGCAGGTATAGACTATTGGATTTGTTATGGAGTGTATTGTACAATTGCAGTTTTGAAAATGATAATAAATTTGGTAGAGAATAATTAACAGTAAAGTTCGATTTCTTGGGTTGGAGGTGAAAGGATGACACAGGAAGAATTGGTAAATAGATTAGAGAAAGTTGGTATAAAAGGACAATGGATTAATTCAGACAAGTATGGTTTCAGTAGAATTTATGAATTTGCGATAAATGAGCAAATCATTCAAATTGAATGGTATGCTAATTATTCTACTGTTATGATTGGCAATGCACATTTTTGGTTTGATAACATCTTGTTACATAGCAGTTATCCAATGCAAGGAGAATGGATCGAGTTTTCTTTTAGAGGAGAACACCCATTACATATAAAAGTTAAGTAGCAAGAAAACTTCGTTTCATGTGAAATTAAGAAAGGAGAAAATATGAATATCACAGCTATTTCAGTAGAAAATTTAGAAGAAAAAGGATTGGATTTATTACCTAATAAAATGGAATTAAAAGTACGAGGTAATATTTTCCCAGACACATATGGAGAATGTATTGGTAGATATGACAAAACCAATGACAAGTTTGAATCATTTTTTAAAAAGGATCAAGAGGCAGGAAATACTCGTTATTTTGATGAGTATAAAAAGAAATGTAATCTTTATGAAAAACATAGAATGGTATTTGATAGAGATTGTTGCACAGAAAAGAAGGTTGTAGACTATTATGTTATGTATAACATATTGGAAAGTAGCAAATTTAAGCCAACAATAATCGAAGACCATGTTGATCATTCATACTGTATGAACGGAAGTTTTAAGTGTGAATATGAACTTTTATTTGCTTGTGATGGTGCTATAAGAAGAATTATTGTTCCATTTACTTCTGTAAATATTCCAATGTATGAATTTATTGGTGATTTAGAAGACATGGTAGAAGAAGTTCTTGATGAGGAATCAGACGAGTCAAATCCATTTAATGATATTTTTAGAGATTGTGATGGGTATTATGAACTTACGATGTTTGATGAGATTGGTATGAATTGTAATATTGAAGTAGAAAGTGCATCTGATTTTATGGCTATGCTTGTGTCAATTAGATTAGTGGGATACGAGTTTATTGAAGATAAAGAAAAATAGATAACAAGAATCGCACATTTCTTCTGAATTTTTGGAGGTGAAATATGAATACTTTAAACATTATTTTATTGATTATGGGAATTTTTAACCTTATTGTTGGAATAATATGGGCGAAAAAGAATGTTATCAACTTTGTATTCAAGTTATTATTCTTGGCAGGTGGTGGATATTTAGTATTCTATGCTTTATATCTGAGTAACATTCTGATTGTTTTAAATAAATAAGGAGAATAATACAATGTAAAACTTATATGTATATCTAATGCGTTCTCGTAACAAGGAAAATAAGGACATTCCAAACTTTAAGCAACGAGTAAAAACAGATATATAAAATTTTGGAGGTTAAGACAATGACAATTAAACAGATTAAGGACAAATTAAAATCAAAAGAGTATGACTTCCTGAGAACAGATAAGAATTTGGGTGACAATATCATTATCTTAACTCTTGGTGGAAGTCATGCATATGGAATGGATAAAGAAGGATCTGATTTAGATGTGAGAGGTATTGCACTCAACAGCAAATCAGATATTTTACTTGGAACAGATTTTGAACAAGTCGTAAATACCGATACAGACACCACAGTATATTCATTTAACAAAATGATTCAGCTTCTTACATCGAATAATCCTAATACAATTGAACAACTCGGTTGTCTACCAGAACATTATTTGCATTTGTCTGATATTGGAAGAGAACTTTTAGACAATAGAAAAATGTTTTTATCAAAAGTTTGTATTCATACTTTTGGTGGTTATTCGTCTTCACAGTTAAGACGCATGGATAACAAAGCTGCAAGGTTAGTTGGTCAGGCAGAAAATGAAGCATATATTTTGAGAAGTATTAACAATGCTCAATATGAATTTAAAAATAGATATTATCCATACAATGAAAGTGATTTGAAACTGTATATTGATAAAGCTGTTCAGGAAGGATATGACAGTGAAATTTTTATGGATGTAAATTTGAAACATTACCCATTAAGAGATTGGGCTGGAATGTGGAACGAAATGAAATCCATTGTAAGTAGTTACAGTAAATTTGGCAAACGAAATGAAAAAGCAGTTGCTCATGATAAACTTGGTAAACATATGGCACATTTGATTCGTTTATATATGATGTGTATTGATATTCTTGAAAAAGAAGAAATTATTACGTATAGAGCAGACGAACACGATTTGTTAATGAGTATTAGAAACGGAGAATATTTAGATGAGAATAGACAACCTATTTCTGAGTTCTATGATTTATTGAATGAATATGAAAAACGTTTTGAATACGCAAAAGAAAATACATCTTTGCCTGATAAACCTGATTATAAGAAAATCAATGAATTTAAGATGTATGTAAATGAGAGAATTGTGAAAGGAGATATCTGATGGAAATATCAAATAGAGTAAAAGAAAGATTCTGTAAGGATTGTAATATACCAATTAGATTATTTCAAGAGCCATATTTTTTAGATAGAATTAAGCTTTTTGATGATTTTTATGGAACAGTTAATAAATGGATTAGATTTGCAAGTGAATTACAGCAATACAATTGTGAACAGGATTACTTTGAGGAATATAATCATGTAAAGGATGCAGCTATTACAAGTATCAAAGAGTCAGAGGCATATCAGAGATTTAATGCGGAAGATATGAACAAATTCACTGTGATTCATAAAAATTTATCTAATAAAGATATATTTAAGCCAACTAATACTGGAAGGGTTTTTATTAGTATTGATATGAAAAAGGCTAATTTTTCATCTTTGCACGAATACGATAGGAATATGTTTCGTGGAACTGATACATGGGAAGATTTTATTTCTCAATTCACAGATAACGAACATATTATGAATAGTAAATATATTCGTCAGGTAATTTTGGGCAATTGCAATCCCAAAAGACACATCACATATGAAAAGTACCTTATGGATCAGACATTATCGTTATTATATGACATCATTGGTGAAGAGAGAATTGTATTCTTTTCAAATGATGAGATTGTTTATGATATGACAACAGCAAGTAATTTGCACATGTTAAGTCTTGTGAGAAATTGTGTTGAAGAAAGATTAAGTACAAAATCTAATATTCCATTCAGAGTTGAATTATTTTCACTCCACAAAATCAATGGTACTGACGGATATTGTAAGAAAATCTATAAAGAAAATGGAGAATATAATATTGAATTTAAGTGTTTGGATAATTATATGATGCCATTCGTACTTAGATATTTCTTAGGAGAAGAAATTACTGAAAGTGACAAGGTGTTCTATCATGAAGGGCTATTGGCAAAGTTTATTGAAGAACCGAAAATTGAGGTGAATTTGAATGAAGAAATTGAAAATTAAAATTCCATCTGGTGCAAATGAAATTATCCATAGTCTACAAAATAATGGATATGAAGCTTTCTTAGTCGGAGGATGTGTGAGAGATAGTATTCTTGGCAGACCAATTCACGATTATGACATTACAACTTCTGCCACACCAAATGAAATGATGGAAGTATTCAAGGACAAGAGAATTATTGAAACTGGTTTGCAACATGGAACTATTACCATTGTAATTGATGGCGAACCATATGAAGTAACAACGTACAGAATTGACGGTAATTATTCGGATAGTCGTAGACCTGATAGCGTAACATTTACACGAAGTCTTAAAGAAGATTTAAAGCGTAGAGATTTTACAATTAATGCTATGGCATACAATGATGAAGTCGGTCTTGTAGATCCGTTTAATGGTATGGAAGATATAAAATATCATAAAATTCAGTGCGTTGGTAAACCAGAAGATAGATTCGCTGAAGATGCTTTAAGAATTTTACGTGCTATCAGATTTGCTTCTCAATTGGATTTTGTTCTTGAACCAAATACAGATTATGTTTTGCACAAGATTAATCAGAATTTGGAGAATATATCAGTTGAGAGGATAAATAGTGAGTTCTGTAAAATTGCTGTATCGAGCGATTTCTGTGTACAGATGGTTTTATATGGCGATGTATTATCATTGTTTATTCCTGAAATAAAAGATATGTTTGATTTTCCACAGAATAATCCATATCACATCTATGATGTATGGAATCATACAGTACATGCAGTACAAGCTTATGAATGTGATTGTGAAGAAGACTTGAATCCAAGAGATTTGATTACATCATTGGCTGTATTTTTTCATGATATTGGAAAGCCACATTGTTACCAAGATGGCGAGGATGGCATTAGACATTTCAAAGGTCATGGAAGAGTCAGTGCTGATATGACTGATACAATTATGAAAAAACTTCGTTTTGATAATGATACAAGAGAAAAGGTTGTGCAGCTTATTTATTATCATGATGCAACTTTTGAAGTAGGTGAAAAGTATGTCAAGAGATGGCTCAATAAGATTGGAGAAGAACAATTTAGAAGACTATTGAATGTTCGTAGAGCAGATATTAAAGCACAGGCTTATACAGAGCAAGAGAGTAGGCTTCAGAAAATTGACAATATCGAATATATCTTAGAGGAAGTTTTACAGAAAGATGAATGTTTTTCGCTAAAGGATTTAGCTGTTAATGGCAAGGATCTGATTGAGATTGGATATAAGCCAGGAAAAGAAATAGGAAATGTACTGAATTGTCTTTTACAATTGGTAATTGAAGGTATATATCCAAATGAAAAGGATGAATTACTCAAATATGTAGAAAGGAGGTTTTGAAATATATACATTTAATAAAAACTATTTCGATAAAATAAATTCTAAAGATAAAGCATATTGGATTGGTTTTATATGGTGTGATGGATATTTAAGCTATAGAAATAGAAATGGTTGTGAATCATATGATTTGAAACTGTCACTATCAAGTGAAGATATTAATCACTTATATTTGTTTAAATCGTATCTGAAATCTAATCATATTGTTAAAGAATATGAAATTAAGAATGGATTTGATACAAAGAATAAAGAATCAAGATTACTGATATGTAATAAATATTTTGGTAAAAATTTATATGAAAAATATGGACTAATCCCAAATAGATATATAACAAATAAATTAATTAATTCTATACCATATGAGTTTAGGTATCATTTTATAAGAGGAATATTTGATGCAGAAGGAACAATTACAAGAAAATTTATTGAGTACAAGAAAACAAATGCATATGAGTATTCAATTTCATTTTCAACATATGAAGAATTATTAAAATACATAAATGATGTATTTTTACAAGATCAATTAACTGAAACACATTATAAGTTGTCAAAAAGACATTCTGATGGTGACTGTTATTGTAGGTGTTTAAGAATTACAGGTAATAATATAGTAACAAAAATTTTAAATAAAATCTATGAAGATTCGGAGAATTTAAATTTAGAAAGAAAATATAGCAGATATATTGATTTAATTCAATATATTCAAGAGAAGGGAGATATGTAAGGTATGATTAGATTATTTACTCATACCGATCTTTGATGGAATCGGTTGTGGTATTTTGGCAAAACTTGCATTTGGTAAAGATGTAGATATTTCATACTGCGATTATGACAACATTGATTCAAGTGTCAGGGAGTTTATTGATAGTGAAACAGAATTTGATATGTGCATTATTACAGATATCAGAGTAAATGAAGATACAGCGAAAATTATTGATGACAGATTTGATAATTTCTATTTATTAGATCACCATCCAACAGCTCTAGGACTTAATAAGTATCTTTGGTGTTCTGTGACTATTGAGTATGAAGATATGGAACTTGGAACTATTAAAACCAGTGGAACAGAGATGTTTTATTATTGGTTAATCGAGAATGGTTATTTGAAAGATTCAGATACATTAAGAAGATTTGCTGAACTTGTGAGAGATTATGACACTTGGAGATGGTCAGAACTTGGTGGAGATGGAGTTATTTGTAAGCAAGTGAACGATTTACTTTACCTGTATGGTCGAGATGATTTTATTCATTGGTGCATTTCAGAAATCAATGATGAGGTATTCCCAAGATTATATGCCAAAGATGAGGTTGTTCTAAAGATTAAGCAGGATGAAATTGATAGATATATCGAAGAGAAGAACGAAACTATGTTTACCAGTCCTATGTGTGGTAAGGTTTGTGGCTTTGTATTTGCAGATAGGTTTATTAGTGAATTAGGTAATAGACTTTGTAAAATGCATCCTGAAATTGATTTTGTGGCAATGATTGATATTGATGGTTGTACGGTATCTTATAGAACCGTTAAAGAAGATATTGATCTTGGTAAAGATATAGCAAGTTTATTTGGTGGTGGCGGTCATCCAAAGGCTGCTGGTTCAGAATTTAGTCAGAGTATTAAGTTGAAAGTTATTGAGGAAATCTTTGAATAGTGAGGGAAGAGAGTGAAAATAACAATTGATATTCCAAGAGAATATGAACGAGATTTTATCGCTGATAAGTTCAAAGATTTCTTTTCAAGAGTAATTACAGATATAGATTGTAGTGGATTGTGTGGCAATTATGAAAAAGAAATAGCTGAAATGTTTATAAAAGCATTTGATGAAGCTATTATTGGTGAAGTTAATCCAAATGCAAATGTTATTCCAGTAGCAAATATGTCTTTTGACAAAGAAGATATACAGAAGATGATTCAAGATGAATTAAAGAAGTTTCAAGTAGAGAATAATTTAATATAGAAGTAATTCTATTCAAAGGCTGATCAGCCAAATTTTCCTAAAAGTAAAATGAAATATTTTTTCATCCGATTAGGCAGACGTGTCTATTTTCGAGTGATTTTACAACAAAATAATATTAAAAAAGAAAGGATTTAACAGTAATTCTAGGTATAAATGATTGCGCAATCTCTGTAGACTAAAGGATTTTGACAGAGAATAAAGAAAAAAATAATTATTGTGAGATTAACGGACGACCATTACGTTTGTTAATAGGTGGTTCACCTTGTACTTATTGGTCGATTGCTCAAAAAAATAATAGAGAAACAGAAGCAGAGGGTTTAGGATGGGAGCTATTTAAAAATTATTTAATAGCAAAAGATAAGTTTAAACCTGATTTATTTCTATACGAAAATAACAAATCTGCTTCATCAGCAATAAAGAAACAGATTGTACATGAACTTGGCTATCCATTGCAAATTATTGACAGCGCACTGGTATCAGCTCAAAAGAGATTAAGATTCTATGTTAAGAATTGGACATGTCCATTGCCAGAAGACAGAGGGATTTTATTAAAGGATATTTTGGAATTATCGGAAAGTGTTGTTGAACGAGAAAAAGCATATTGTCTATGTACTGATCATGTTGGAACGACCAGGGATTATTTCAAGAAACATCAGAGTCAGATTGTATTTGAACCAGTTAGAATCGGAGATATTGGAAGTAATTCACAAGCCCATAGAGTATATAGTTGCTACGGAAAGTCTGTTAATTTAGTTGCTAATGGTGGTGGTCAAGGAGCAAAAACTGGTTTATATTTTGTGCCTTTACCAGAAGAACTTGAAGGATTGGTTTGTGACAAAGGTAAGATTTATAAAGTAGAGAATAATATAATACCAACAAAGTTTGGTGATTTTCCAGTAAATCTTCCTGATGGATTATACATAATTAGAAAATTGACAGTGACAGAAGCAGCAAGATTACAGACAATGCCAGATGATTATATGAAGTCGGTTTCTGCACAGCAAGGATATAAGGGATTAGGTAATGGATGGACAGCAGAAGTAATTATTCATCAGTTAAAATATGGTTTAAAAGATATTCCCAAGGATTATCCAATCGAGGTACTGTCAATGTATGACGGAATTGGAACAGGAAGATATTGTTTAGACAAGATGGGATTTACAAATATTACATATAAAGCATACGAGATTGATAAGTATGCTATGACGGTCGCTAATGACAACTATCCAGATATTATTCAGTGTGGAGATGCGTTCCAGGTTAGAAACGATGATTGGGTATATTAAGTAGAGAATAACATAATATGAAGTTACATTGAAAGCGGAATTTCTTGTGGTGAAAGGAGAGAATATGGAGATAAAGAATGCGAAAATTAACTATGTAAAGCTGTATATTGAAGACCATGATATTTTAACATTTAGCATTGGTCTGGATCTTGGCAGTGGGGGTTGTGCATTAGGAGGATATGCACTGGATCAGTCATTTAGGGTTAATAAAAATGACAATAGTTGGGATTATGAAAGAAAATCTTCGCCTGCTGGATTAGATTGTATGAGAAAAATCATGGAAGTTGTAGGTGTAAGAAGTTGGGAAGATTTAAAAGGGAAGTATGTTAGATATGAGGATAACGGATTGGGTTCTCGTATTACTAAAATTGGAAACATCATAAAAGATGATTGGATTGATATTGATGATTTTATGAAGAATTACGATTACGAGGATTGGATTGAAAAGTTTAGGAGATAGGAGAATAAAACAATGAGTAAAGCTGTTTTAGTATTAGATATGCCAAATAGTTGTGATAAATGTCCATGTTTTTGTGGTCATTATTCTGATATGTGTTGTATGGCTTTAAATAATCGTACAATTAATTATCCTTATCCGAAAGATTTTAGACAAAGTTGGTGTCCATTAAAAGAATTGCCAGAAGAGACACACAATGATGAATATATGGATGAATATTGTGATGGTTATGATGATAGTTGGAACTCATTAAGAAAGAAAATCTTAGGCGAAGATGAGGAGGATAAGTAAATGAATAAAGAAAATTTTACACTGGATAGAGTAGATAGAAAAGACGAACATGAAGACTATTGGTTCAAAACAGATAAAATATCAGATAAAGAATTGTCTGATAAATATATGGAAATGTGCATGATTGGAGTAACGGAGGTCGTATATTCAAAGGATGAAAATATAGTAGGAATCAAGAGACAGTTCCCATTTAACTATGATGTTGTGTTGTCAGACGATGAAGATTTAAAGAGAATGTTAAAAGAACTGTCAAAGTAAACATAGATTTCCTTTGAAGAATATATTAGCAGGAGGTGATGCGATGAGCAAGATATACGATTATGAAGAATATCAAAATCAACGAGTAAAAGTTACATATACTGATAAAAGAAAATACAGAGAAGAAAACATTGTTGGTCTACATGGACAAGTTATTAAAACTACAAGTGGATCAATAGCGGTTCAAATTGATGGGATGTATAATGCAGCAAGCTCCAATGGATTATATTGGTTTAAGAGAAGTGAATTGGATATTGTTAGAGATGAAAGTGAGGATAATAGAATGACAGGATTTAGTAAAGTGGCGATTGTAAATTTAGTAGATGATTACAATAAGAAGGATTATGGATTTGCTTTATATGATGAAGATATGAATGAAATTGTTAAGTACGATACAAACCATCCGTTATATGTGATTGTAAATGCAAGAGGAAAAGATAATAGAGTCCTTGGAATTTTAAAAGAAGTAAAGTCAGTAGAAGCATATGACAAGTGCGTAACGGCACAGGTCGTTGGAGTTGTTAATATGAATGCGTATAATGCAAGAATTGATGAAGAAAATCGTCAGAAAGAAATTGCAAAGCAGAAAGCTTCTATTGAGAAGGAGCTAAAGTCTGAGATTGAAAAGATGAATAATATTGCTTTATATGAAAAGATGGCAAAGGAACATCCTGAAAATCCAAGACTTGCAGAACTTGTTAATGCACTGAAAGAGTTGGGAGAATAAATCATATGAAGAAGAAAATTTTAGCAGTTGTATTAGGATTGACATTATGTTTTGGAATGACTGGATGTGTATCTACTGGAAGTAAAAATTATAACGAGTCCTCAAAACTCATTTCGATAGAAGGTGAAAATGATTTGTATTATTATTCCACAACTCATATCATTTATATAGTATTTAATGAATTTGAATGTCAAGTTGGATATGGTTATATGTCACCATGGCAAGTTATGTACCTATGATACTAATATAAAACAGATAGTTGAAATTGGAGAATAGAACAAAGTAAACCGAAGTTTCCTTCGGATGATAAGAAAGTGAGGTAAGATATGGATATTTATTTAACAGTATTAATTGGATTATTAGGAATTTGTATAGGAGCACTTATTGGGCTTGGGATTTCTTTTAAGATCAATCATACTTACATACTTGAAATGATTGATTTAGAAAAAGGATATTTCGATACAATTACGACAGATTTGGCAAAAGCAGTAGATGATATTAATAAAGTATATGAGAAACCAATTTGGAGAAAAACAGAAGAAGAATTACCACCATGTTCAGGATTATATTATGGCAAAATTAAAGGTAATCCACATGGAGAAAATGCTATGTGGAAAGTAGTATATAACTACAATGAATGGAGCTTGTCTGGCTATCCTGATAATAAAGTAGAAATTAGTGAATGGACAGAGATCTATTAAGAGAATAAGAATATTGAAAGGAGCAAGAGATTTGCTGCAGCATTAAATCTGGATTTGCTCTGAGTAAGAAATGTTAGAGATTAACAAAATATACAATGAAGATTGTCTTGAAGGTATGAAAAAGATTGATGATAAGTCAATTGATTTTATCTTCACGGATTTACCTTATAATACGACCAATAATTTTTGGGAATGTGAAATGCCGTTAAATGATTATGTCGAGTTATCAGGTCAATATTTTTATGAAACAGATTTATTTAAGTTAGCTCAAGTAACAAATAGTAGTCTTGAATATACAAGAGATTGGTTTTATGAGAATAAAAAAGATGGTTTATGGACGCATTACAATCGAATCATCAAAGATAATGGTTGTATTGCACTATGGGCACAGTCACCATTTGATAAGAGGCTCGCTTGTAGTAATGAAAAATTGTATCGCTATGAATGGATTATCGAAAAGACCAAAGCAACTGGTCATCTAAATGCTAAGAAAATGCCTATGAAGGCACACGAAAATGTCTTGATTTTCTATAAAAAACTCCCTACTTACAATCCACAAATGACAGAAGGACATACACCTGTTCATTCTTATACAAAACATACAACAGATGGCAACTGTTATAGTGCTACAAAGACTGGTATTTCAGGTGGTGGCAGTACACAAAGATATCCAAGAGATGTTCTGCAGTTCAAGTTGGATACTCAGAAAAGTAGCTTACATCAGTGCCAAAAGCCTGTTGAAGCATGTGAGTATTTTATTAAGACCTACACCAATCCAGGAGATTTAGTTCTTGATTCGTGTGCAGGAAGTTGTACAACTGCAGTTGCAACTATGAATACAGGTAGAAATTACATATGTTTTGAGAAGGATAAGGATATTTTTGAGGTTGGAAGTAAGAGAGTTGCTGAATATAAAGGAGGAATAGGATGACACCAAGTAAAGCTAAAGAGTTTCTTTTAATACATTTTGAATATTTGAAAAACTCATGGAAACCACACCCTGATTACAATGTTTTAGAAGCAATCAGATTTGCAATACAAGCACTTGAAAAGCAAATTCCAAAGAAGGTGAAAAATAGCGGAGAGAGAATTCCGTTTGAATGGTATTGTCCTACTTGTGGTGAACTATTGTGTGATGATGGATATAAAGATACCGACATTAAATATTGTGATCAATGCGGTCAGGCATTAGATTGGAAAAATTAAGAGAATAAAATAATGAAAGGAGACGAGGTTTGTGTACACAAGAAGGAATTCCTTACTCCAAGTAATTTATGAAATATATGGGTTCAAAATCTCGTATAGTTGATAATATTTTACCAATTATTCAAGGAAGATTGCGAGATTATAATATCAAAACATACATAGAGCCATTTTGCGGTGGTTGTAATGTAATCGACAAAGTTCAGTGTGACACAAAAATCGCTTCTGACAATCATGAATATCTTATTGAAATGTTCAAGAATCTAAATCAGATTCAAAATCTCCCAGAATTTATTACAAAAGAACACTACTCAGATGTAAGAGAGTGCTTTAACAAAAGATTATCTACATATCCTGATTGGTATATTGGAGTAGTTGGTTTTCTCTCAAGTTATAACGGCAGATTCTTTGATGGCGGTTACTCAGGTATCGTACATACAAAAGTTGGAACTGAAAGAAATTATTATGACGAAGCTAAGAGAAATTTGTTAGAGCAGGTTCCAAGGTTAGAAGATATTCAATTCCAATGTGGAGATTATGAGGAACTATATTCTGATAGAATTGACTGCTTGTTTTACTGTGATATTCCATACAAAAATACAAAACAGTATGGATCAAGCAAGAATTTTGACTATGACAGGTTTTGGAATTGGGCTGAGAAGATGAGTGAGAAGAATGTTGTCTTAGTCAGTGAGCATGAAGCTCCTTCAGAATGGGAATGTATTTGGCAACAGCAAGTCAAAAGAACGATTGACAATACAAAGCGAGTTAAAGCAGTAGAAAAGTTATTTGAATTAAGAGAATAATTTAGTGAGGTGAACGAGATATGGATGATTTGTTTGAAGAAATTTGTATGGAACATTTGATATTTGATGATTTTTCGTTTGACGACATACTATTAATGTATCCATATAAATTACGAAACGAAAAAATATTACGAGATAATATATGCAATATGAAGAAGATTATTAGAGAATATATCAATGAAGTAGAAGAATATTCAAGATGTATTAGTATT